GGAATTATTGATCGTAGTGAACGTAATGCCGGAGTAACCGCCGAACCCTGGGAACGTTGCGGGGTAAGTGTCCCATTCGTAAGTAATAATAGGATCGCTACCGAAACCGGAACCAGGGTTGGCGCTTTTAATGTAGCACGTCAAATCGGTTCCAAGACCGCCCAGCGGATCATACCCCAGAGATTCCGTTGTCGTCAGGGTAAGATTTACCGACTGGCAGTTTTGCGAAAGCGCGATCGTGCCGCTATTGGTCAACGTGCTCAGCGATATTACGCTGTTTATGTTGATGGTTCCGGTCATGACGGCGGCAGCGCGAAAGCAGCAATGAACGTGTTGTTATACGGCCGCATAAAAACCGTGGGCGTCGTATGCGGACCTGTCCAGGATTTCAAGCCGTAGTTGAACCAGTACTCCTGGTTGGATTGGATCGTTGCTGCCGCGACCTGCACGGATATGCGCAGCGTTTGCATGTTGAAGGCTGCGCACATGCGTGACGGGTAAACGGCGTTTTGAAAAACCGCTTTCATCCCCGTGCCCCAATCGCCGATAGGGTCTGAAACGTTGCTGCTGAAGTCGATCAGTCTCACACCGTCGGGCGCAACGAAGGCCAAGCCGCGGGGTGTGGGCGTGACAGTGTTCGGCGCCAAGGTGCCTGTCGCCACGTTCAAAGTGTTGACGGTCCAGATGCTGGGGAAACCGGAATAGTCGCCGGTCACCTGGAAAATGTTCTGGATGCCCTTAAAAACCATCAGAGACTGAATAATGCCTCCCTGCACGTTGTTCAGGGGCAGGCCTGCGAGTGCGGTGATCGGTGTCGAGTCGCCGAACGTCAGAACCTGGCCGGCGTTCGTCTGCTGGAGGGGTAGGAATTCATCGCTCGCCTGCACGGCGTTGCCTACTGCGTAGTAGGCTCGGCCGCCGTAGACCGCCACCGCGACGGGCGCGCTGGGGAGCACGTTCGGGGACGGTAGACCGTTCGCGACCTGGAAATTTCCTGAGTGCCATACTGGGGTGGCGGGTGTCGTGAGGTCGAACCACCCGATATAGCCGTTCGCGGGGCCTTGAAAGCCGGGATGCGTGACGATGACGTAGGCGCCCAAGGACACCATCGTCGGGGGCGTCCAATCCCCGTTTACCGACTGGGTATAAGGCGTGTTGGAAGAAGTGATATTACTCGGAACGGTAGAAGTTTGGGTCTCAAGGTTGTAGATGAACGGCACATCGAAGCCATTGCCGTTTGAAACCATTCCATAAACCGTCGAGCCGAGAATCAGGAACACCGTAACCCCGGCATTGCCTAGCCCGATCGTGTTGGGGAGCTGGATCGAGGCGGGGCGGGGCACAAACAGCCCGCGGGTCGTGGGTGCGGGTATGAGGTTCTGCAAGGACAGCATGGAGCCGGGGCGCATGTCCGTGCTGTCGAGCGTGTCCGTGATGCCGACCGGGCGCCACGTCAGGGTGCGAGCGCCGCGAATCGGCATGCTTCACCCCCATACTTGCTTGGTGTCGGGCAGCGTATTGAGGTTCTGACCAAACCGCCGCCGGTCCAAGGTGACCGTCTTGGCCCGCCCTTCATCGTCATTCGTCAGCTTGAGGTAGGCCTCGAGCTGCTTGTCCGCCAACTGCTCAAACATCAGCTTCCGCGTGTCGTCCGTCTGCTCCATCATAACGGCTGTCAGCTTCAGCCGCAGATAAGCCTGGTTCGGAAACCACGGGACAAGCCCGAAATTGGTAAGATCAGGCAAAAGCCGTCGATACTGAATGCGGAACGTCAGGGCCAGGCTGGCGGGCGGCCAGACATACAGCAACGGCGCCGTAGGCGGCTCCTGTCCGAGCGGACTTACATCCGTCGCGAACAACTCGGGTAACGCCGCAAGACCGCTCTGCTGGACCTGCTGCTCATACTCCGTAAGGTCCACGGATATCATCGGGTAGGAAATGCCGTTGTAGAGATACCAGGCACCGTCGCGCTCAACGCGCTTGTAATCCATCGGCAACAGATAAGGGCCACTTCCGTTCCCGCTGCCGTTGTCCGCGATGAACGTGCCGGTGAACTGCCCGCGGCAAAGGTCCAGGTCTTGCGTGTCCGCAAGATCGGCAAGAATTAGGTTGAGCTGCTGTTGCGCCTGCGTGGTATAGGCAGGCGCCTTGCATGTCTGCAAAACCGCAGTGACAATCTGGCTAGCTGTCAGAGGCATTCAAAAATGCCTCCAAAACTGCGATTTCCTTGCGCCAAACCGCAATATCGTTTTCGAGCTTGCCCTTTGTCACCTGGTGGTCCGCCAGGATTTTCGCCCGCTCTTCATCCGCCTTCCGCTGCTCGGCCTGAATGCCCGCCACCCGCTGCACTGCCGCCTTGCTGGGTGTGTAATCGCCCCGACGCGGCCCGGCCGAAAATCCGGCTTCGTCATCCTGCCGGATTTGGTCGATTTCCTTCAGCCGGCGGGCTTTCGCCATTTCGTAGTCGTTTTCACCGCGCTGGAAATTCGCGTCGGTGAAAGCCGTCCCGTCCTGCCGACCGGAAATCAGCTTGAGAAGTTCTTCGATTTTGTAGTGAGCGGCCATGCGACGCCCGTCGCGATACAGCCGGTCAATGACAGCATCGCGCTCATACTCTTCCGCATCCCGATCGTAATGGGTCTGAAGCGTAAACTGCGCCTTGTCACCGAGTGTGATGACCAGGGCGGCGCCTTGCGCGACCGGCCCGGCTTCGGTGTGGGTTTTGGTGGTCATGCGGCTATTGAACCCACCAGAGCGATAGGCGCGCCAGTAACCTGACCGGTTCTCCCGTTGATTGATTGAGGCTTTGTGCGCCGCATATCGTGTTCAACGCCGCGCGTCATGCGGTCGTCGTTTTTCCACGCCGCCGCTTGCATGGCGTGAAGCTGCATGGCCTGCGACTCACGCAATTCGTAGCTGAAACCGTGATAGAAGGGGCGCCCGTCTATCACGATTGCAGGCAGAGGCGTGACCGACTCGGGCACGTTGATCGTCACCCGCAACATCGGTTCGTCCGGCTTTGTCGGGCCAGTGAGCGGCGACAAGCCGGCGGCAATCCGCGCCTCGCGCTCAGCGTCGTCCAGAGCCTGCTTGAAAGCCTTGTCGTAAAGCTCCTTCTGGACCTTCGCGTGCGCTGCTTCGCGAGCCTTGGCCAGATCGGCCGCGGTCAGAACACCAGTCGCCTCAAACGGCAACTCGCCGAGTTCGTTTGCCATGAAACCTCTTAGGTCAATGTCCAGGTGGAGGCAGAGTCGGTGATTGAGGCGCCGCACAACAAGATTGGCCAACCAAAGTGATCGACTGCGACCACATCGCCCGTAAGTACCTTCAGCACACCGCGCCCGGGAATCACCAAAAGCCCGGCCTGCTCAAGCCACTGCGTCGGCGGCAATGCCGGGTTGTAATCGGCGTTAATAGCCGCGTTTACGGCAGCGATGTCGGCCACATAATAGTGGCCGACGGGCACGGTGGAAGAGGGGCGTTGAATCGCCTTGAGCACCTTGCTCGTTGCCGTGGCAAGCGTGCGTGTGCTCATGGGCTACCCGTCGCCCACCCCTGAAGGGTCGAAAGAGCGGTTGTGCCGAAATAGGAAGCGACCAAGCTCCCCAACGTGGTGCAGGCGGTATTGACCTGCGTGGCCGTCAGGGTGTCGTTCGTACTAGTGACAATCTGGACCGGGCCGTAGCCGGTCAAGTTGTTCGCCGCCAGAGGCCCGATATCGAGCTGCAACGTCTGCATGCTCGCAACGCTCATAGGGCCGGCGCCGTCAGGCACCCAGTTGACGTTGATTTCCCCGGTAATGTTCCACGCCATGAAGGCTACTCCCTTATAAGCGGCCTCAGCCGAACGCTGCCATGAAGTTGCTGGTGCTTTCGATCCGGCACCCGAACTGCTGGTTCGTGATCACCATCCCCCAGTACTTTTTCCAGCCAACAATCCGCTTCTGGTTGACCACATCGGACTTGTCGGGATCGGTCAGGTAGAACATTTTCAGCTCGTCCAACTTAATCATGCTGTAGTAGTCGCGGCCGAAAACGAACGTCGGGTAGACGGTAAGCCCGGTGGCGGGTGCCGCCGGCGGCACCTGTTGCGGCCCGATACCCGTCAGCAGCACCGTGGCGCCGGCCGGGAGCTGCGTCGCCACGCCCGCATAAGGCCCCGTGGCCGGCGCCTGCGTGCTGGTGGTCAATGCGAGATTGGAAATACCGGTCGCGGTCGTGCCAATATAGACCGAGTAGGTGTAACCGGGAGTGCTGGGGAGCACGTAGGAAAACGCGGTGTTGCTCCCGCCGATCGCAATGCCGGTATCGACCTGATAAATCTGGCTCTCGTACTGCGTGGTCGTGTTCTGCGCAGTGACCTGCATGTAGTAGGTCGTGCTGACCGGGAGTGAACCGCCCGTCGTGGCGGTGCCGCCATTAACCGCCGCGATTCCGGTCCAATAAGGCACCAAGTTCGACTCGCAGAAGGTAATCCCGCGCCATTGCCCCGTCTCAAAATTGTAAAGGCGGTTGATATCCGAATAGGACCATGCGGTTTGCACGGTCGGATTTTCTGAAAAGTCGGCGGCAACAAGGGGGTGAATCACGGCCACGTAATGGGCGTGGACGCGCGGGTTCTGCGAAGCGTTTTTACCGCCGCCCTTGATATCCACCATTTCATCGGTCATTTCGTCCCCGTTAAACCGGGGAGCGCCGATGGTCATGAGTGCAGCGGTGGTGCGGTTGATAGTGTGCGGATCGAGCACGTCGCCGCCCACAAGGGAGGCGCGCGCGCCGCGCTGATTGACGAAATTGACCTGAGTGCCGCCGGTCAGGGTCAGATATGCTTGACGCTCATCGGTTTCCGACACCTGCAGCGATACCAGCTTGATCGCTTCCTGAAAGAGCGGGTGGAAAATCTGCATTTCGGCGACATCGGTGATGTACACCGCATCACCCCACTGCTGGACAACGCCCGTCACCTGTCCAATCGTCATGCTTTCGCCGTTCGGCGGAACACCCTCAGCCAGCGGAGCTGCCGGCAGAGGCAGACGGTTGTATCGGGTGGCGGTCCACTGGTTACCGAATCCCTTCGGCAAAGTCACCTTGTTCGCAAACTGGTAGACAACCAACTGCCTACGCGCGAGCGGAAGTGTCTTCTGCTCTAGGTAGTTGGTGATATCGCCACGAAAAGCGGACGAAGTGTTTGTTACAGTCACGGGCTGCTACCCTCCGTAAAACCGGAGGGCTAACCTCCGGTCAGATAAATTTTCCTGCCAAGCGCCTTTCCAGCGCCGCCAAATCGTTCGCCGCCCGCCCGCGCGGCTCTGCCGATACATCCGCCGCAGCACCCCCCCGCGCGACCGTCGCTCCCGCCACCCGCTTTGCCGCCGCCGCCTGCTGCTTTTTCGCCGCGGCCGGCGCGTTCTTCAAAACAGCCTGGCCGATCACAAAAGCCAGTGCGGTTTCCCGCTGAACAGTCACCCCTTTCGCCGCCTCTTGCGCCACCAGCCGCTCAACCTCGGCCTCATATTTGGCGGCAATCGGGTTTTCCCGCTTGACCCCGCCAAACGCGATCTTATCGAGCGCATCCGCCTGCTGGCGCTGCATGGCCTGCAACTGAGCAGCCAACCGCTGTTCCGACTTGGCGGTGAAATACTGCGCCACTTCATGCGGCGCCATCATCGCAAGCCGTTCCTGTTCTTCCTGCTGCGCACGCATCGCCGCAGCGGGGTCGGGCCGGTTGTTGAATTGGGCTAGCTGGTCGGCAAAAGCCCGCGCCTTGAGGCGTTCCGTCTCCAACTCACGCTCAGCCGCCTGGGCGCGCTCGCGAAGTGTTCGGAAGGCATCATTTTCGCGGCGGGCAGGCCGCGCTAGCCCTTCTCGGTGTTCATTTCCATCTTGCCGGCGGACTTCCGACCCATCTTCTTGCCCTTGGGCATCATTTTCTTGCCCTTCTCCCCCTTCTTGGGGGTCATTCGAGTCGGCTTCTTCATGCGATAAAGCCTCCGTTTCCAGGGCAAGTGGGTCTTGGTCTACTGAATCGGACATGAACACCCCACGGGGTACGTAACCCGCATCGAGCCCGTGACGTGGGCAAATCGAAACGAGGATAGCCTTCCTACGCAATATCTAGCTTGTCAAGCTATTTTCGGGTAATAGGCTTTTGACCCGTTCCGGAGTTTTTCGATGAGTGCAACACCTGGGGGCGTACTTTACCCGTCCAACGCGGGCACCCCGGTAGCCGGGCAACCCCAAACCCTGGCTCTGGACAGCTCCGGCAACCTAAAGGTCAATGTCGTCGTCGGGGGTAGCGGGGGTGGAACGAGCGGCACCGGCACGATCGGCGCGGCTGTCCCATCCACTGCGGTCTATAATGGCTTCTCGAACGCGGGCGGGTCTCTTACCGGCGTAAGCGCCGCCAATCCATTCCCGGTCACCGATACTGTTCTGTCCACTGGTGAGGTTGCGCAGGGGGGTGCTGCTGCTGCCACGAACGCGTTCCAGGTCGCGGGCGTCTATTCAAGCACCGCGCGCACGCTCACCACCGGTTTCGGCGCCGCTTTCGCGCTCAACCAAGCCGCCGCGCAATACGTCGATACCGAGGGGCTGAAAAACACTTACTCGTTTTCCGCCACCCTGACCCCAGCCGCCACACCCACCGATATCCTCACCCTGTCCTGGGTCTCCAAGACGGTGAAACTGCGCCGACTGAAAATCACCACCCTCGCGACCACCGCAGGTAACATGACTTTCCAGCTTATCAAGCGGTCCGCCGCCAATACGGGCGGCACGTCCGCGTCAGTCACCGCGACGGCGTTGAATAGTGGAAACGCCGCATCCACCGCCACCATCGCTCTTTATTCCGCCAACGCCAGCACGCTCGGCACTCAGGTAGGCTCCCCGATCGAAACCGATTTTATAGACTTCGGCCTTACAGCCTCCGGGCCGACTTACGATCGCAGTTTCGGCGTGGAAAACGCACAACCGCCCACCCTGATCGCCTCGGGGCAAGTGCTCGCGATCAACCTCAACGGTGGCACGCTCCCGACCGGCGGCCAAATCGCCATATCCGGCCTGTTTACCGAAGAATGAAAAAACTTCTGCTCGCTACGTCGCTGCTGTTTCCGTACGCGGCTTTGGCGCAGCCGTACCAATACACCCTCCCCGTCCCGATTCCATCCCAAAGAGACTATTACTACGACAACGGGACAGGAACATTCACATCGGTTTCCCAAGGTATCGCGCAAGCCATCGCGGGTAGCGGACAATCCGCTCTGCCTTTCTACAACGCGACTCAAGCGGGCCTTTCCGCCGGGTCGTCTAACAATTCAACCGCTTTCAGCAACTTTCTTACCAACACCATTGCGCCGAACGGCGGCGGTACGCTGTTTCTACCGTGCGGTACGTTCAAGTTCGCCAACATGCCGTCCATTACCGTGGCGAGCTTCTACATCATCGGAACCTACGGCTGCACGGTTCTGGAAACGACGACATCCACCGATCTCGTTTCTTTTTCTGGAACCTACACTTGGGGCGGCCTCGCAAACCTGCGCTTAACCAGCAGTCTGGGCACGTCTTCTACCGTAGCGGGGTGCTTGATAGACCTGGAAAATGGCGTATCTAACATCATCGTCGAAAATGTCATCGTATCGAACGGATATAATGGCGTCTGCAAAAACAACCCCAAAACGACCTATTTCGATACGGTCAACGTGTCGAACATGGCGAACGATTGTTGGCTGACCACCAACGAAACCATAGGCTTTCTGACGGGGGTTACCGCCATCTACTGCGCTAATGCGGCGCATGAAATACAGGGTTCCTCCGGCTGGCGCATGACCAATTCAACGGGGCAAGCCAGCAACTACAACATGCTGATAAACGCGCTGACGAACAACGTATTTACCGGCGTCACGGTTAACAGCAATTTTGACGATGGTACGACGAATGGCCTCAGGATCGACACCAGCGCCGCAGGAACGAACAACGTCTACCAGTTGCAATTCGTGGGCGACGGCTTCTCCTATTCTTCAGGTGTGGACATCTTGGCGACAGGGCCGAGCGGAACTTGTTACGATCTAGAGTTTACAGGTGTGAATGCCAACAAGGCCGTGGCGCAGGGATACCTCATAAACGAATGCGTAGGGGTGGAAATCCACGGGGGCGAAGTCAACGGTAATTCTTCGACAGGCACCGCGGTTCCCGCCATACAGATTGGCGCCGCTACCGATGTGGTCATAGATGGGACTGCCATCAAACAATATGCGAACGTAGTGGGGCACCAAAACGGCATCAATTTCACCAGTAGCTTCAGCACCACCGCGGTCGCGCGTGTCACCGCGCCGCTAGTCACCGGTAACCAGGGCTACGACCTGTTTGTCAATTCCGCCAGCCCGAGCATTACGCTGCTCGGTCCGATGGGCAACATTCAGACAGGAAGCTATCTTCCGTGCGAAAGCGGAACAGCCACTATCGCAAACGGCACCAGCTCGGTGGCTGTTACCTTCGCGGTGCAAGGCAACGCCAGCGACCCTCTGCCAATTGCGCCGACGAAATTCAGCCTGACGGGCAGCAACCCAAGCTATGCTCTCGGTGTTTCGTCGGTGACGAATACCGGGATGACAATCAACACGTCATCCAACGTATCGGGTAATGTCACCGTCTATTGGACGGCCGATATCAACAATCAGTCGAGCTGCTACTAGGAGGTCTGGGTGAAAACTTTTCTTTGCGCTGCACTCTGCATTGCGCCTGCGGTGGCGGGCGCAATGCAGAGCGGAAGCCCTGCCATTGGGTATGGGGCGACGGCCGGATACCTGCCGGCAACATCGGTGGGCGCAGGCGCGTGCTACCACACTTTGTCTTCTTGTCCTTAGGAGCACACCATGACAATCCCTATCATCCCGCGCGGCATCGCCAATAACAACCCGTTCAATATCGACTTTTCGGACGAAAACGATTGGGATGGCCAGGTCTACAAGCCGGTTCTCAGCCTCGAACACCGGTTTGCCGTCTTCCAGTCGCCAGCCGCCGGCATTCGCGCCGGCCTGCTCAATTTCCAGGCTTACCAGGACCGCCACGGCGCCAAGACATGGGCTGACCTGATCCGCCGGCAGGCGCCCGAAAACGAGAACGACACGGCCGCTTACATCGCCGCCGTCCACGAAAAGACGGGGTTCGAAATGGATTCGCCCGCCGCCACCCATGACTGGCCCGCCATGCAGAAGTGGGGCGCCGCCGTGATTCAGGTGGAGAATGGCGACTACGAATACGAGCCGGCCGTATGGGAGCTGGTGCGAGCCAACCTGGCCCACCGGTTTACAGGCTAGGCATAATCGCCGTCTATCGCCTTACGCCGGCTTTCTCGGCATGGACAAAGGCATCTGGTCGCGCTGCACGGCGCCGGCCGGCTGCTGGCCGCCACGGGGCGCCTGAGACTGCGCACCGGGTCGCGGGCCGCCCTGCCCCGGCTGGCCGCCCTGCATTTGCGCAGCCGCGGCGGCGTTCTTCAGACCCATCTGCTGCTGGTGCTTGAACATATGCTGCTTGACCGCCCACAGAGCGTGCGGGTTGCCTTGAGCGGCCTGCATCGCCTGCATGTGCACCTTTAGGTGCTCGCGGTCGTCATCGGCCGGGCTGACCGGCAAATCATTGCCCTGCAACAAGAGCTGATTTTCTTCCTCGGGCGGCATGCCGATCATGTCGGAAATCGGTTTGAACACCTGCGGCCCCAGGCGCGGCCCGAACACGCTCTCGACCGCCCGCTCAATCAGCGGCACCATGTCGATCCGCCGGCCTTCGAGCATCTGCTGCGGTATTTCCTTCAAGACGTTCATGAACGAAATCTGCTGCTGTATCTGCTGCGCCGAACGCGCCTGCTCGACACCCCACCACTTAAACGATGTGCGGTTGCCGAGCTGCTGCGGGGGCACTTCCTGCATTTGCGACTTGATGCCTTCGCGCCCGAACGCCTTGACCCACAAACCCTCGCGCCGGAACTGACTGTCGTATTCGACAAATCGCGTAATCATCGGCGTCAGAATACCCGCCTCGAATGGTATAATGACGTCGGCCGTCGCCAGAATATCAATCGCCTGCTCAGCGGCAATCTCGGCCTGAGTAGGCTTCTTCGCTGCCGAACGCTGCGCAATCATCGAAGGATTGACGCTCAGGGTCTGAAAAATCTGCTGCGTCAACGCCTGCACAAGCCCGAGCGCGTCTTGCCAGAGCTTGGGAAACTCCATGAATTTCGTCTTGTTCGGGTCAACCTCCCAAACCGCACCCAAATCCACCACCATGCTGCCCACGCGAGGATTGCTCAACGGATCGGTCGCGATAATAGGCATCAGCGCATAACTCGCGCTGTCCGCCCCCTCGTTCAAAAAGTCGTTCGCCATATACTGCAAAGGCGCTACGGCCCGTATCTTCGATATACCCTTGACGCTACCCGAAACCTTGTCCACGGGCACCGATATGACAGGGCATAGATCGCACCAGAACGGGTTGAGCATACAGGACAAGATCATGTCCGAACCGCCGAAATACGTGCGGGTCAAACGCATGCGGTCGTCTACCTCGATGACGCTCCAAGTCTCGTAGATAAGGGCATATTTGCCTGCGGTCTTGACGCCGGCCGCATCCGCCATCGCCTTCTTTTCGTCGCGGATATTGCTTTTCTCGGCCGAGCGCATCCGCTCAATCAATTCCTCCCCTGCATCCCGGTCTACCACGCCTTCCGCCATCTTCTTTTCGATCATGGCCTTGGACCAGCGCCGCAAGATCGTGACCGATCCGCCGTAACGATAAAGCACTTCGTCTATCGTATCGGCAATGTTGGGCAGGATTATCAGGTCGTTGTCCGGTATGACTTCGACCACGGGGCCGAAATCCTTTACCTCGACTTCTTCTACGTCTTCTATGCGGTCCTGTTCATCGACGGCCGAGGCGGGAAGGGAATCACCGTCGCCGATGTCGGGGCCTTTGTGCACGCGTTGCGTGACATACCGGGTTCGCTCGGTCCAATCGACGTAGACCGAGTATTGTCCTTCGATGTCTCCGCTCTTGAACAAGGCAGGCAGCACATCCACGCGTAGCCTGGAAAACTCAACATAGTGGTCCACCAGAGCCAGCAAGGCAGAGGGCAATTCTTCATCGTCGGTCACAACCTCCACATACCTGCCGGATTGCGGAAATATCTGGTTTACGAACCGCGTCTTGCGCGCCTCGACCGCATCATGAACAATCGGCACGAAAGCCTGAGCATTGCCCGTATAAAACTGGCTGGGACCAAGCTCGCAGTTGAATATGTCCCAAAAATCTAGATTTCCGTTAATCCGATCCGTGCACTCCGTCCACGCCTTCTCGATCGTCTCATAGAGCCGCTCCAGCTTCTCCCGAACCTTGTCGCGCCTGGACAGGTCGGTTTTGCGGTCCGCTTTCTCGGCCATGACGACAATCTCACTTCAATGCGCTGCGGTAACGCCTGCCGTCCCGCGTCGTGCGCCAGCTCCCCGAACCCTCACCCGCGTCGGCCAACACCGCGCCGGCAGCCGCAAACGCCTCCAGGCCTTCCGCAAGGCATTTATATAACCCTTCTTTCGGTTCTTTCGCCAGAACATTCCCGGGCAGGCTCGCATAGGCATACCCGCCCGTCATGGCCCTAAGCGTCCAGCGGGCCTGGCTCGCGACCTGGAATGCCGGCGCCCCCCTGACCCAGCGCTGCAGTGCATCCTTGATCGCCTGGCGGCCGCGCACCGGCTCGGTGCCAGGCGTGGGGGTAAGAGGCAGGTGGTTGAAGGCCTGCACCAGCCCGTGGTTGCGGTAGGTCTGGTAATGCGCCGGCCCGAGCACCGGTACCAGGCGCTGGCCGGCAAACCGAGAAGCCTCCCGCACAATCCCTTCCAGCACGTCCAGGGGCTGGCCGTCCGCCACCCAGTCGCCAAGCACCCGGATGACGCCCTGATGCTCCTGCACCAGTGCCGCGGTCGTCCTGGCCCCGTCTGCGTTAGCCGCAAGGTAGCACGGGGCGTAGCGGACCAGGGGGTCGGGATCGTCAAAAATGCACTCGGCCGAAAAGTCAGGGTATACCGGCTCGCCAGGGCGCAGGAGCTGGCAGAAGGCAAGCGCGTTCGGCGCGTCAATCCTTCCCCGCGGGAAACCTAAGAACTGCGCCGCAGCAACCGCAAACGAGCTCGCCGTGCAATTTATGCTGGCCGCGCCATGTCCAAAATACGTCTGCAAGCCACGGATGAAGTCTATTTTCCCGCGCGGCGCTTTCATCGGACGCAAAGGAAGGGCGCCGCGGGTTGCCTGCGCATGGCGTATCGGTTGAAGCGCCCATTCGTTCAACCCATCTTCCTCGAACCCAATCTCTACCGGGTTCCATTGCTCATTCAACCGAAACGCCAAATCAATCACCTGGTCAGGCATCAGCAAATCACCGCCGCACTCCCACACGTCCAGCCGTCCGCCAGGTGCCCATGACCACACCGCCCAACCAGTAAACGCAGAAGTCTGCTTTACCGTCCGCGCCGGGTCAATCATCGCATAGAGCGGTTGCCATACCGGCACCTTGGACGTGTATTTGAAATGCTCGGGCTTAAAAATCAGTTCTTCCTGGCTCTCGCTTTCTAGCATGTATTCCTGCATGAACTCGCGATGGCGATTTAGCGAACGAAAAGAATTCTCAATCCGGTCGATATCTTCGAGCGGGTGTTTCTGCG